AGCTGTGGCAGATATCGGCCCAAGGCCGTACTGGAACCCAAATGGCTCCTCTGAAAAACTGCCTGCGGCAAACATCAGCCATTACCCGCAATCACGTTAGGTCTCCGTGTACTACTGACTGAAGATGGTTTGGGTCGCCATTAGCGCCACCATTTTCATTCCAACTTGTGCAGCCAATTATTGCGGAAGTGTGCTTTCTGTAAGTGTCGGCCTCGTCACCTGTGGTCATAATATTTGCAAAAGCGTTTTCGCTACCTTTGGCAGAACAAGTCATAGTGGCTGAATAATTTCCGTCACTCATAGCACTGGTAAAGGTAAATTCATATTTGCCAGTACCCTCATCCAAAATTGAAGAATAGTTAAACGAATCCCGAAACGCAGGAGTAGACTGATTTACATTAGCGTTGCCCCACGCAGCGGCAGTTCCTTGCATTCCGGCGAGATCTGCTGCTCTACTCATGCGAGGTCTCCCGTGCATGTCACGGACATATGCTCAGAGTCAAACACTTGCCCAGCGCCGCTGTTGGTGG